AGCGGATACGATCGTAAAGTTGGCGAATGACTATACGGGGTCGAACAATATCAATCTTTTAGAGCCTTGTGGTCAATTCGGTACGAGACTCATGGGTGGTAAGGATGCGTCTCAAACAAGGTACATCTTCACGAAGCTTACCAAGGATGCGAGAAAGATCTTTGATCCTAGGGACGATGCTGTTCTCAATTACCTGGATGATGATGGTCGCTCGATCGAACCAGACTTTTACATGCCCACTCTACCGATGGTTTTGGTGAATGGGACGGAAGGTATTGGTACAGGTTTCAGTTGCTATGTACCCCCATTCAACCCAGATGATATCAAGGAGAACATTAAGAGATATCTCAAGGGGGACGAAATCGTGAGTATGCGACCTTGGTTCAGGGGGTTCAAGGGAGTTGTTCACAAAGAGGAGGATACATGGATGATGGAAGGTGTATGGAACTGGTCTGGAAGCAATATTGTGGTGACTGAACTCCCACCAGGTCGCTGGACACAAGATTATAAGGAGTACCTAGATGGTCTCGTGGAAAAGAAAATGATTGGTGGATACGTCAATAACTCAACAACGGAAGATGTTCATTTTGAAATTATGGAGTATGCGGGTAAGGATCTCCTCAAGGACCTCAAGTTGAGGAAGACTTTCCGTGTCTCCAACATGCACCTCTTCCATCCCACCAAAGGTATTCACAAGTACGCAAGCCCCGAAGAGATTCTTCAAGACTTTATCGATCTCCGACTCGAACATTACAAGATGAGGAAGGCACACCTCATCGATGTCCTCGAGAAGCGGGTGGGTATGTGTGACCATAAATCGAAGTTTGTATCCATGGTCATCGAGGGGAAGTTGGTAGTCTTCAAAAGGAAGAAGGCTGAACTCGAGACGGAGATGTCCTCAATCTTTCCCAACATTGATGGGAATTTGGACTACCTCCTCAATACGAGGACGGTGGAGTATACAGATGAACGCGTCAAAGCGCTCATGGATGAGGCGGCGCAGGCGAAGGAGGATCTAGAGAAGATGTTGAAGACGAGTCACATTACGATGTGGAAGAATGATATTAAAAATATGTAAACAATAGTAAGCATGGGTGAAGCCGCTAAGATTTCCCTAAAGGCTATTGGAAAACAAGATACACATTTGCTTTCCAAAGACCCTAAAAATTCCTTATTTAAATATGAAACGAAGAGACATTCCGAATTTAGAAAATATCATAATGTACACACCGTAACACAAGGGATTGCAGCGACCTGGCCATTCGGTGAAACGATCCGAGTTGAATTGAAACCCCAATACATGGGGGATCTCTTAAATAATGTGTGGATCCAACTGACATTACCAAAATGGGGGTTTGATGATATCATCTTTAACGAAACTTTACAGAAAATGTTGTTCAGTGGTCAAACTTTAGCACAATTTGGGTACCCGACGTTTAGGGAATGGTGGCTCGCAGGTGCCCCGAATTTAGCCGGAATTATCCTCCCCGTCTTCCAGTTCCCAGATTTCAAATACTTTTTGTCATTTGAAGAACAGTTCAATAACTTAATTTTTACGTTTCTTCCCGTAGAATTGTTTACTATCAATACGGATTTTACTGCGACTGTATTGGTTTCATTATTGCGTATTCTAAGTAATGATCCAAACACAACCCCTGGTGTAGCACTTGTTAATACATTAGCGATTAATCAGGCAACCACCGCAATTCCAATTGGTATCATTAATGTACTCAAGGGGATTTCAGTGGATCTTTCAGATACTTTGGTATTGTCCACTCTCAGTCTCGGTACACCCATACTCACAGCACTGATACAAGTCCTAAACATGGATGTGGCTGTGACCCCTGGTCCAGAACTTCTTACTACATTGGGAATTGATGATACAACTTCAACGATTCAAATCAGTATTATTAATGTACTCAGAGGGATTAGAGTAAATATTCCGGGTGATGTGGTCCTATCAGCTCTCAGTCTCGCTACACCTGTATTCGATGCACTGTTAGGTATTCTAAACGGAGATGGTAATGATCCCGATCCAGTCACTGCACAAAATCTACTTACAGCACACCCATCGACTCCATCCTATATTATTGATGTAATCAGTGGCGTATCACCAGTAACTAGAGGCACCGCAGTAAGACCCAGAGAAGTTGGGGCAGATATTACAGATGCCTTGATATTGTCCCAACTCGTTACAAGTGTATTCGCAGTACTCCCAGAAACCATCAAGAGTATTATCTTAAGAGACATACCACTACCTTCGTTTACACTACCTGAGATTGCGTATTGGGCATGGGATATGCAATTACTTGGTCGTAAACTAATCAAAAATATCAAATTTAAAGTGGATACTCAGATAGTCGAAGAAATAACCGCAGATTGGTGTATCATTCACGATAATATGTACACCACTGACTCACAAAAAATGAGCGCAAATACACTCTATAATCGAAATATAACCGGGGGTGAAACGTCTCAACCGTCAGCCCAAAACATTGCACAGAGTAACGATGTGTTTATTCATATACCGTTCTTCTTTTCACATAATTACGGTGGTGACGCATATTCAGAAAACAATCAAAATAAAACACCATTCCCGTTGTGTGCCATTCATAAACAGAAAATTACACTTGAAATTGAGTTTTTCAAGCAGTCCTTCTTCACACTGTATAACCAGCGTGTACCGGATAATTTAAGTAGCCGAGGTCTCCCGGCAATACCTCCACCTAAAAATATACAGAATTTTAAAGTCATCACAGAGGAAATCGCACTTTCACCCGAAGAACGTCTATATTTCACCCGACCGAATAACGAGATTACATATGATTTCGTAGTTAAACATTCCAGTATCCCCCTTGAAACGGGAAAGCGAGAATTCATCGTACAATTGGAACCAAATATTCCCGTCAAATGTTTCCATTGGTTTTTTAGATATGCGGGATATGAAGATGATAATGAGTATAGGAGTTTACCTGTAGACGACCCAACTCATGTAAATGAATGGTACTACTCGACTACCGCCAATCGTTACAACTTTACACGGGGGCAGCTCAAGGATAAATCCGAACCACATATCTTAAAAAGTGCTTATTTCACACTAAACGGTGAACGCATCCCAAACGTATCGAATAACGACCGAGAATATTTTTTCAGTTACGTCCCCTCACGGGCGAAAATGGCGAGGTCAGCGACTGATATAGCGAATAACTATCTTTTCGAACCACCCATACCCAATTATTTACTTAATTATATTTACTCGTACAATTTCGCACTATTCCCTAAAAGTACTTCACTTTCGGGGTTTCTCGACTTTTCAGCCATACAATCAGAAAAGACCAATTTACACTTAGAATTGGTGAACAATCTCGACCTCAAATACGGTAACGGGAAGAGTATCCAGAACCCGGAATATAAATTTCATATGTACTACACGGGTTATAAAACACTCGTCTTCAGCAATGGGTCTTTGTTACAAACTTAAAAATAAAAAGTATAGATAAGTAGAGATGGCAGGAAAACTGATATTAGGTACTACTGGGATACAGGATATGTATGTGACAGGGAACCCGACCTATTCTCATTTCTCTGGTATTTTTAAGCGACATACGAAATTTGCATTCGATGTTAGAGAACACCCGTTACTCGATGCAAAATTCGACCAGGATACGATATGTATCATACCAGTAGATATGGGGGATCTTCTCACGAACCTGACGCTTAGATATAAATTCTTCTTCAAGGCATCTGTATCAAATACTTACCCAATGGGTGGTGTCACACCTACAGCGGCAAACCCAACTGGTAATTATGATGATCCATTCACGCCCACTGTCGGTATCCACGCCATCGAGTATGCAGATCTCATTATAGGAGGGACACACATTGAACGACTCACGGGTGACTGGATTTATCTGTACCATAAGTATCACGCAACTGATTATAATTTTAGGGATACCATCGTTCCCATGACAACCGCAAAAGAAGATCCCTATGGTTCAAACAACGATAACGTGTGGACCTTACGACAGATGTACCTTGATTTACCGTTTTATTTCTATAATAATCTACCAGCTTCCATCTTGTTATGTAAACTCACGAAACAGGATTGTTACATCAGAATTAAGTTCAAGAGTTTGGATAAAATTGTTCGACCGTACTTGACTCCATTCGTGACTGAGGCGAAAATAGAAACGGCATCCTTGTTGGCGACATATGCGTACCTTGACCAAGACGAATTGAGTTATTTGAAAAGTACACCGATAAACCAATTGATCACACAGATACAATTGAAAAGGCATGATATACCAAGGACAAGGGAGGAGGATGAGATTACTTTACGTTTTCACCATCCAGTCAAAACAATTTATTTTATCGCATCGAAGAAATCGAGACGGTTTGCATATCATGGTAATGAAACATTGTTACAGTACATGCTCAATACAAAAATCAAAGAAATGGAAATGATCATAAACAATACACCTCTATTCAAGGAACCCTTTTCGAAAATGGTCTATGAAAATAGCCTCACAAACTCGATTTCCGGGGTAAATGTGGATGTGTCGTTCGATGGTTTAAGTATAGTCGATGGGGATGTCGTGTACAGTAACGTAAATGATTCACAATCATATGTTCGTTTTCAACTAGAAACACGTGACCAGATCGGGAGTTACTCCTTCGCCCTCTACCCCTTAGATAACGCACCATCCGGGCATTTGAATTTCAGTCGTATAATCGACCAGAGGTGTAGAATAAAATTGGATTATTCAGATCCATTCTCAGCAGAAGAAGGTGTATCAACGGATCCAGAAAGTAATGTTACAGAAGTTCAAATTTACGCGAAGAGTTACAATATACTCCACTATTCAAGTGGGTTATCTGGCTTAAAATATTAATGATACATATTATATATGGCGGGTCGAGTCCTGATCGCAGCGATAGGTGAGTTAGATAGCTCTTTAAGCGCTAACCCGTCATTCTCTTTTTTTACTAAAAAATATAGTAAGCACACAAACTATGCCTCAGAAAATTATAAGATAACCTTCCCGGACAAGGTGTTCACAGACGATTTTTTGGATGTACCTATTCCTCAGAAGTATGGTGATATTTTACGCGGAGTTGTACTATCCTTCAACGCCGATCCCACGGAGGTCGCGAAATTGGGATCAAATCTTTATCCTGTCGATGTATTTGGAATTTCTGTGATCGACTATGTAGAGTTATACATCGGTGAAAATAAGATCGATACGGTCACTGGTGACGATATATTCATAGACCGAGAATTGAACGTATCTGAATCATATAGATCGAGTGTGAATGCATTACATGGAAACCCATTTCAGGGAAGTGCGGAACCCGAGTTCGTACAAGAATTTTTGGATGGGCAGTATAACACACGAGGGATCAATCCATTCAACACCGATGAATATAGGATTCATATTCCTTTTTATTTTCACCGACGTCCCGGAAGTGGGTTTCCTTTATGTTCAATATACGATCAGGAAATGACTCTTCGCATAAAATTGCGACCCGCTATGGACGTTCTGTTCGCGACACAGAACAAATTGGGTGACGCTACACTATGGGACCCGGAAGCGAACAATCGGATACTACAACAACTTGAGTTGAACAATTTCACAGTCAATTTAGACCTCATTCATTTAGATAAACAAGAGCGGTGTATGTTACAGCGTAGACCTCTCAATATTTTGTTCGAACAACGCCAAAGGAATGTATTTCTAATCGAAGCGCGTTCTAAAACGGGTACATTTGAGTTGAATTTCAATAATTGTGTTAAAGAACTCTTTTTCGTTGCTAAAAAGTTTGGTCACTGGACACAAGATCAAATAACAATTTTGAATCGGATACACGCTCTCGATAGTTTGACATCCTCTCAAGTTGGTGTTATCAATGAACTTCGACAATCTCTTTACCGTATTTCAATTTGGGAAGAAATTATACGCATTGCTATGAGTAGGTTGACTGGTGAGACGAATGCGGTTACACGGAAAAACGCTGTAGATGTGTTACGTCAAACTGTTGTATGGGGACC